CTTTATATACTTTATTTGTTCTAGTATTTTTAAATGTGATTGTTGTAGTACAATCAATTTTTAATAAATCTTCGTTAGCCATTATCCATTCTCCTGTGATCTGTCTATTAAAGCATAACTTATAACACCTTTTACAGTATTTGCAATATCTGTTTGGGCTTTTATACTATCTCCTGCTTCTAAATTTAAAACTTGACCTGCAGCCTGTTCTGTTGCGTCTGCAACTAAATTTTTGTGAAAAAATTCATAATCCGTAGATGCAGAAGAATCATGCAAATACATCTCAGTTAAATTATTGCTATTATGTTCATTTGTAACACTAATGCTTTTTACAATTGCTACGGAACTTGTATTGATTGTTAATACAGTTGTTAAATTTGTAGTGTTTAAAATAAATCCTTGATTTTTATATTGTATTGTCATTAGGATATAAACCAGTTGTATGTATCTTGTTCTTCTTTCAAATCTTTTTGAAATGAAAAATTTAATTCGTTTTTAATAGTATCGACTGATTGTAATATTTGTCTTTGATTTTCAACATCATATTCTTGTTTTGGTTCAGGTACGTATGCAGTTATTTTAGCCATTATCTTCTTCCATCTGGTTTTATATCTACTCTTAATGTTCCATAACGCCAAGTCTCACCTATAGCATCATTTTCTATTTTAATTGCAAGTAGTCTTCCTCTAGCTCTAGTATCGACCTTATCAGTAGAGGATGTTATTGTAAAGGGTCCAAGAGGTGAACTAGATGCTGTATCACTTGGATAGTTGTTTAATAATAGTGTTACTTTTGAATTACCAGTTAATACTTTAAAGTCTGGTATAAACCGTTTCATAGACATAATAAATTCACCATCACCTCTTAAATCAGCAAGACCGGTTGTGCCTCCTAATGCACTTCGTCTAGCAGATATATCAAAATCACCTGATTGAATGTAGGCATCAATTGATGTTGTACCCGAGCTATTAACTTGATCGGTTCCGGTTTCATGAGCATAGTAAGTTGATGCGCCATAAGTATTTGTAATACCTTGTATTGGAAAATTAGGTAAGGCATTTTTACTATAGTCTGTTGCATAAGGTAAATCATAGACACCGGTATCAATATAAGAAGTTCTATCTAAAGAAGATGTAGTCCAACAATTTTCTCCATAATTATATACCACACATCTATTAATTTGTTCTGAACCCGCTGCTGGATAAAACCAATTAATTTCACCATACAATGTATTATGTTCTGCATAAACTAATTGATTAGAACTATAATTAATTCCTAGATTATCTCCAGTTGTGGTAAATACAAAGTCTTCAACTAAACAAGGAATAGATTTTACAGTACCATCAAACATAAAAAATCCACCTTCACCTGACATCCAAAACACAATACCATTAGAATAACTAAGTGCGTTTTGTCCAATCAATCCACAGTTAGTACCGACTTGTCTAACACTAAATGTAAAAGGTGGTCCAACATATTGAATTACATATGCAGAACTATCTGTTAAAACTAATGTGTAATCTTTACCAGACACAGCACCTATAATTTCATTTCCTTTGTCTAATCTAAAAGTTCCTGCAGTATTAGTTGCTGTTGGAGTATAAGTATTAAAATCTTCTTGATTCGAAAATCGTATAAACATTGGATCTTGTGTAGTACTATCTCCAATTGTAGTTTCTGTTCCAAAATGAAATACATGTCTATCTCTATCTGATACTTGAGTTAATCTTGTTTTAGTAGGAGCACCAGACATAACGGTTGCTCTGTTTGCTCTAGGAGTTGCTGCGCCTGCATTCCATGTAAATGTTTTACCATTGTGAATAGTTGCAATTAATATTTGACCAAAGTTATCTAGTGACCACATACCCGGATCCAGAGTCACGTTACTTGTTGCACTTGCAGTTCCCCATGTACTTGATCCCCATGTAGATGTACCCCATCCTAAACCAGCAGTTTGAAACGTTGGTCCTACTATTTCATATGGATCAATTTGAGCAGACCCTGTTCCACTACTAGCACCTGCTGAGTTTGTTGGCATAGTAATTTGAAAAGTATTTGCAGTTTTGTTTAATACTTCAAAAGTATTTCCAGTGAAATCTGCTATTGCATAACCTGAACTTGTTGGAACCGTAACTGATGAAAATGTTACATACCTTCCATCTAATAAACCATGTGAAGTTTTATTAACCGTTACTGTCGCTGATCCAGAGGTAACTGTAAAAGTTGCTCCAGTAATAACATCATCATCTAAAGGGGTAATATCAAAAAATTCGCCTTCATAATATAAAAACAAACCTTGTGAGGTTCCTATTGCTACGTATTTTTCACCAGCAATAGATGTGAAAGCATGTTGTGCTCTTGCTGCACCTGGTAATGTATTATTTGAATTAGTGAGTTGACTCCAGCCACCTATTTTTTCAGGTAAACCATATCTAAATCTTACAAAGTCTCCATCAACCCATTGTGATTCACCACCTGAGTCTGTGACCATTTTATTAAAACCAGGTTTAAAGTTAAGTTTTTGTAGCATACTTTAAAATATACCAGATTATGTGTTATAGCAAGATTTCTTATCTAGCTAGTCCAGGTATTCGAGTAGAAGTTACAAAAGGATTTTCAGCAAATGCCATGTAAATATAAGTTTGACCATTTTCATTTTGTCCACTTCCAGTATTTCTTAGTTTAAATCCATTTGATAAAAGATCTGTAACCTCTCCATCAGTTTCAGCACTAGTGCTATTTGCAAATAATCTTTTACCAGCACCATTAAATGGATTTCTACCATTATCATAAATTGCCCAGCTTCCACTTCTTGTAATAGCTTTTTGGATTACAAAGGCTGGTTTAAATCCTGTATAAACAAATGTTCCATCTGTACTTCCATTCCCTGTGTATTTTCCAAATTTTGAAAATCCTTTTACGCTATGAAAACAGTAGGCTATAAAATCTTCGCCTGATTGATTTGTGTCAGCATAACTTCCATTTGCTATAGTAAAAACTGAGCTTGTAGGTGCTGTGCTATTAAATGGATTGGTGTTTACTCCTTCTCCGCCAGTACTAAAACCTAAAGCATAATTCCATCCGCTAAGTTGTGAAGAACCAATTTTCCAACCAGCAGTCCTATCTCTATTTTTAATAATTAAGAAATCTAAAGGTTGAGTTAAACCATGACCAACAGTGTTGTTAGAGTTTCCTGTTCCTGTATATCCTACAACACTAAATCCAGCAGTAGTGTTTGCAGATACAGTTGAAGTTATTAAACCATCTGAGTTTGATGAAGTTCCATTGGCAGCTAACCAATTCCATGTTACGTATGTTCCACCACTAGTATTAAAATCTGAGCTATCTGTTCCTACTACATATCCATCACTAGTAAATGATTCTATTAAATCTTGTGTACCCTCTGAACTGGAGCTTTGTTGAGATAAAACTTTTCCAGAAGCTCCAAAACCTCTAACAACATCTGCTGTTTTATGACCAGCAGTAGCATTTCTTCTTTTAGCCCAAACCCAATCTGCTTGAAAATTCATTCCTGATACTGTTAAGTTACTTCCTGTTCCAGTATATAAAACTGTATTAAAATAATCGTCTGATTTATCTATATCTGTGTAAGCCATAATCTATCCGTATTCTGCTAAATTTTTTGTGTTTAAACTGTAATATCCACTAGGTACTGCATATTCAAAGTTTCCATAGCCATTACCATCTGTGTTGCCTGATGAGATTGTGAATGGTGGAGAGCCGAAGTTTGCCTCAGATGTTGATTGATAACCCCATACTCCAAATTGATAAGTACCAGCACCAATAGTATAACCATTAGAGTTACCAGCTGGATCGCCACTATTTTCCCAAGTTCCATTTACTGAAAAATAAAGTTTATTGTTATCTAAATCTAAAGCAACACCAATAATATCTCCTGTTGAACCACCTGTATTACTTCCATATGTGTTTTGTGTTTGGTCGTATTGAAATATTTTTCCCTCATTTGCGTCAGCACCACTTGTAAAGTATTTAGCATAAGCGTAATTAGATAAACCTGAAGTAAAACCTACATAATCAGTAACACCTCTATCACTCATATAAACATCAGTTGCTACTCCTATCATAGCAGAAGTTGTTAATGTTGATAGTTTAAATTCAGCATACCATTTTCCTGTATTAGTTCCTTGTGTTGATGCTGTTCCTACCCAATCTCCTGTTGTAGCTTGAAATTTATTATTGCCCTCTGAAAATGAGGTATTTCCAGAATGATCTGTTTGTAGTGGATTTAATGTTGCAAAATTATTAGTACAAGTATCAGTTGTCTGGTCAATAGCTGTTAAATTATTAACTGTAAAGTCATTGTTATTACCAGATACATCATTTCCTAAAGCTGAACTGTCTTCAAAGTCTAAATAGAATCCATTGTTACCAAAGGTTAAACCAGATACATCTATTGGTTTCCAGATTCCTGAGTCCTCATCAAATTCTCCAAATGATGTTGGGTCTAGTTGTAAGCCATCTATAAATACTATTTCTGACATATAACCACCAAAATATTCAGTAGTTCCTGTTGCTTTACCTCTACCAATATCATGTGTTGATCCAGTAGCACCAAACAATCCAGTTAAGTTACCATTTTGAGCTGGATAAGTTTCTGTTGCAAAACTTGTTTCTTGAACACCATTTACATATATCTTAACTCTATTACTAGCTGTTGCTTGAGTTGTATCAATAGCAACTACTATATGATACCAAGCACTAGGATCTCTAAATAATCTATTTGTGTATAATCTAATAGTTGGATTACAATAAAGAACAAATTGATCATTAGAACCAAGACCAGTACCAGCACCATTAAAATACATGGC